GAACACTGGAACAGATGCTTCTCCTATTGATGGAGATGCTGCGACAGATACATTAGCAGATGTTATATCAGCTGCTAAGACAGTTCTTGATGGTAATGACGTACCAGAGGAAAACAGATGGTTCGTTGCACCACCAGCTTTTTACAAACAATTGAGAAAAGCAGGTGCAAAAATTATGGACCAATCAGTAATGAATGATGGTTCTGCATCTTCTATGAGAAACGGTTTAGTAATAGATAGACCTTTATTTGGTTTTAGACTTTACTCTACTAACGCAATTGCGGTTTCAAGTGGATCAGCAGCATCACACACATTTGGATCAGCAGGATCTAACGAGTACGCATTCCTTTATGGGCACCAAGGTGCAGTTGCTACGGCAAACCATATTGCGAAAACGGAACTTATCAGAGACCCTGATTCATTCTCAGACATCGTGAGAGGCTTACACGTTTTTGGAAGAAAAGTTCTAAGAACAGATGCAGCTTACTCTGGTGTTATAACAATAGGTTAATTAGGAGGATAATAGATAGATTATGGCTACATATGATAGAACAGGTGTAGGTGGAACTACTGGACATCCGTCTAATGGTAGAACACCTTACTTAGTGGAAAATACAATCGACATGTCTGCAATAAACAGTTCATCTGGAACAGCAGCAGGGGATATCATAAAATGTTTAGATATTCCTGCAGAAACTTGCGTTATGGCTGGCGGGATAGAAATCTTAACGGCTTCTTCTAGCTCAGTCGTATTCGACTTAGGTATCACAGGCGTTGATGCTGATATCTTTTGCGATGGAGTTGATGCAACTGCTACAGGACATAAAGCATTCGATGCTGTTGATGCATCAGCTATGTTAACTGTCGCTTCAGCGGACACACTCGATATATTAACTGCAGGTGGTTCTGATACAGCAGGAAAAGCAAGAGTATGGGCAATACTTTGTGATATTTCTGGCGTTGATGAAACTGACCACAATTAATAATAACTAATATTAAGGGGGATTAACGTCCCCCTTAATTAAAACCCTTATTTAAAATAGGAGATAACATGGCTACATACGATTTAAGAAAAAAAACTCATGCCAGTACAGGACAAAAAATTATCCCTTCTAAACAAGAAATAAGGATGCAAAAATTGGAAAGTAAAGTTGCTTCACAATCTGAAAAATTAGATCAGATTGTTGCAATGCTGAATGAGTTATCAAAAAAGAAGTCAACTTCTTGATATAATTTCAGAATATAAATCCGATAATCTTGCTTTAAAAAGTCAGATTACTGATTTAAAAAAACAACTAGATGATGCAGAGGCACGCATCAAACGCCTATTAATTAGGCTTGAACAGTTTGAAGACGACAACCATAAAGGAAATAGCTAATGGCTACTACATATTTAACTTTATCAAATCAAATTTTAAGAGAATTAAATGAGGTTGAATTAACTTCAACTACTTTCTCTAGCAGTCGTGGTATTCAAACGGCTGTTAAAGATTTTATTAATAAAGCTATTCACGATATTTATAATGAAGGAGCTGAGCTTCCTTTATTACATTCATCAACGACTCAAGCTCTCACCGCAGGCGATGGAGAATATGATTTTCCAGCCGATATGCGGAGAGTAGACTTTGAGTCTTTTTTTTTAAAGCCAACAGAATTAATTACAAATGGAGAATTCACTTCTAATATAACGAGTTGGACTACAGGAGATGGTTCCCCATCATACACAAGTAGTGGAAATGGTAGATTAAATTTAAATAATGCAGCAGCATATCAATCTATTTCTACTGTAAAAAATAAAACATATAGAATTCAAGTTAGGGTTTTTAGTCCAAATAGTTCTGCAACTACTTTAACAGTACGAGTTGGAACTTCTGCAGGAGGAACACAAAATTTAAATACAACAATTGGCGTAACAAATTTTGGTGAAGGTAATATTTTAGATACTACTTTTACTGCGACAGCACAAACATCTTATGTTTATGTTGAAGCATCTTCAGTACAACTAGATGTAGATTATATAAGAGTTTCTAGAAGTGATATATCTCCTGTTAAATTATCACATGTTACTTATGATACATATTTACAATCACATAAAGCAGCTGATGATGTAAATAATAGTAGTGCATATGGAGTACCAGCACGAGTAGTACGAAAACCTGACTATGGATCTTTTATTTTAAGTCCTATTCCAGGAGAAGGAGAGTATACAGTTAGTTATGATTATTACACAACACATACTGATTTGTCAGCTCATGGTGATAATATGGGATTACCTGATAGATTCGGATCATTAATTGTAGACAGAGCAAAATATTATATATATATGTTAAGATCAGATCCTCAGCATGCTCAATTAGCTGATAGAGATTATCAAAGAAAATTAAAATTATTAAAAACAGATTATGGTACTCATGCAAATTATATGAGAACAGACGTTGTTACAGAGAGTATTGTAACAAATGTGGGTACACAAGCTGGATAACAGGAGATTAAATGGCATTAACTAAAAAAGAAGAAAAGAAAAAACCAATAGATAATTTATCTTATAAAGCTGAAAAAGAAGAACGACAACAAGTAGCTGGGATTTCTTATAAGGAACTTAACGCTTTACCAGGTAATACAATTAAAGAAAAGCTTGAAAATAAATTAGGAATTACATTATCTCCTAATATCACTTTAAGTGATGCAATTAAACTATATGAAGGAAGTAAATAATATGGCGATAACTAAAGATAGAGTTGATATTGAGAAAAAAACAATGTCTGCGTATAGAAAGAGTATGGAAGACGATAAAAAATTTGTTGAAGATAATATGAATTATGCTAAAAATAAAGAAGCAAAATTAAGTAGTAGTCGTATTACTCAACTTTTACACTTAAAAGAAGAAGCTATTGCAAATAAAGATAAAGATAAAATTGATATAATAGACGCTGAACTTTTTCAAATGAGGGATTAATATGCCTGATGTTTCACAGATATCTCCATATACAGCAAGTTGTGGTGGAGGATTAGTATTAAATAAGGATGTATATAATATGCAGCCTGGTGAAGCATTGCAATTAACTAATTTTGAACCATCAATTGAAGGGGGTTATAGACGTATTAATGGTACAACAAAATATAATTCTACAATTGTACCGCAAGTTTCTGCTTCCTCAGAAAGAATTCAAATGTCGGCAATTTTTAATGGTATAATTGTTGCTGCTAGAGGTGGTACTGTTAGAACTGGAACTACTTCAGGATCGTGGACATCAAGAGCAACAAGTAAAGGCACAACCTATACTTATGATTTTGATAAATATAATTATAATGGTACAAATAAAATTATAATTGCAACAGGAGAAGCTGCAGCATTTACACTTGATACTAGTTATACAGAAGATATTATAAATGCAACTGGTGGTGGAACAGCTCCAACAAATCCTAAATATGTAAAATCATTTGCTAATCATATGTGGTATGGGGGAATGTCTAATGCAACTCATAGTGTTATTTTTTCAGGACCTTACACAGAAGATGATTTTGATACGGGGGCAGGAGAAATAAAAGTAGGAGATGTTGTTACAGGATTAAAAGTATTTAGGGATTCACTCTTTGTTTTTTGTCAAAGAAAAATTTATAAAATAACAGGAACAAGTTCAAGTAATTTTGCTTTAGCTGAAGTTGCAAAAAATGTTGGTACAATAGCCCATCATTCAATTCAAGAAGTTGGTGGAGATATTATATTCTTATCTGCCGATGGTTTAAGAACAATTGCAGGTACGGCTAGAATTGGTGACGTTGAACTTGGGACTATTTCAAAACAAATTCAAGATAGAATTAATGATATTACATATACAAATGTTACTGCTTTAGTAATACGAAATAAATCACAATATCGTTTATTTTATCCTACGGATGGGGCTGAAGATAGCTCAAAAGGAATTATTGCTGTAGTTAAAGTTAACCCTAATACAGGACAGTTAGGTTATGAATATGCAGATATAAAAGGATTAAAAGTTTCTTGTTGTGATTCTGATTATATAAGTAATGTTGAAACAGTTGTGCATGGTGGATATGATGGATATATTTACAAACAAGAATCAGGAAATGTATGGACAAGAGCTAGTACAACTGACGCACTAGATTCAACTTATAGATCTCCAGATATGACTATGGGTGATCCAGGTATTAGAAAGTCAATGGAAAGAATAAATTTAAACTGGAAACCTGAAGGTGAGGTTAGTGCTAGTTTATATTTACAATATAATTATAATGATATAGATACTCCTCAACCTAGTTTAATTAGTTTATCATCATCAGGTAGTGGGGCGTATTATGGTTCAGGAAAATTTGGAACGGCAGCTTTTGGTCAAGGAGATTTACCAATAACAAGACAATCTATTGAAGGATCAGGATTTGCTGTTGCTGTAAAAATAACAGATACAAGTACAAATCTACCTTGGTCAATCCGAGGATTTCAATTAGAGTTCGTACCAGGAGGACGAAGATAATGGGAGCAACATATACTAGACAAAGTTCATCAGGCATTACAGATGGTGCAGTAATTGAAGCATCAGATCTTAATAATGAATTTGATCAACTTCTTGCCGCATTCGCAGTTTCATCAGGGCATACCCATGATGGTACGGCTGCAGAAGGTGGACCAATTACAAAATTATTAGGTACTGCAATCACTATTGGTGATGGTACTGCAGGTACAGATATTGCTGTAACCTTTGATGGTGAAACGGCAGATGGTGTACTTACATGGATGGAAGATGAGGATTACTTTAAATTCTCTGATGAAGTCCTAATGAATAGTACAGA